GCAGACTCTGAGTCTTTACTAGAAAATTATATGATTAATAAAATATTAAGCTATTTATAATAAATTAATATATTAAAATAATTAACTAGAATATTTATAACTAGATTACTAGAATTATAAAAAAAATAAAAATAAAAGTCAATAGAAAAATATTTCAAAGACTATTTATATACAAAAATAAACATAAAAATTAAAAATAAGATAAGATGGCTGATTTATTAATGAAAATGCCGATACCATATGAACCTAAAAGACAAAACAGGTTTATTTTACGTTTCCCTTCAACATTAGGAATTAACGAATGGTTTGTGGAAAGTACGGCTAGACCTAAATTAACTATTGGAGCAACTGAGATTCAATTCTTAAATACTTCAACTTGGGTTGCGGGTCGTTTTAACTGGGGTGATATAAATGTTAAATTTAGAGACCCAATCGGACCTTCGGCATCACAAGCGTTAATGGAATGGGTTCGTTTATGTGCGGAATCAGTAACAGGACGTATGGGTTATGCTGCAGGTTATAAGAAAAATATCGACTTAGAACTTTTGGACCCAACAGGTGTTGTTGTTGAGAAATGGATTTTAGAAGGTGCTTGGTTATCAAGTGTTGACTTTGGTTCGTTAGGTTATAGTACTGATGGTATTGCTGAGATTAATGCAACATTGAGACCTGACCGTTGTATATTAGTGTACTAATTAAATTATTCAAATATAATTTCAATCCACGTAACTTGGTTTGCGTGGATTTTTTTGTTATATACTTTATATAAAAAAAAAGTAAATTATATTAAAAAAAAAGATATAATATGGAAATGAGAAACTTACATGATTTAATCATACGGGACCAATATGATGGTGGTGGACGTTGTGATGACACTAAAGGGATTGTTATTAAAAACCTAATCATTGAAACTAATGCTCAATTATGTGTTGAAATTGGTGTTTTAAAAGGAGCTTCGTTAATGTACTTTGCAGAAGCATTAGAAATCACTAAAGGTAAAGTAATTGGTATTGACCCATATTCAATGGAAACATTATATAATGAAATACCCGATAAAGAAATACAAAAATATACTTATGAGGTTTTATTTAACGAGCAAATTGTATTAGACAATTTGTATAATGGTTTGTCAAAAGTTATAAGTGAAAATAATTTAGAAAACACAATATCATTGGTTAGAAGTAAATCAGAAGATTACTATACCAATATAGAAAAAGAATCTATTGATATTCTTCATATTGACGGGAATCACGACGAAGAATTTGTAACTAAAGATATCCAATTTTACTTACCTTTAGTTAAGAAAGGTGGTTATATTATTATGGATGATACTACATGGCCGGGAGTAATTAATTCAATTAACAATCATTTAAATAATCAAACAGTTCTAATTAATTCGTATAACGAATATTCGGTTCACAAAAAAATTTAAAATAATTAATACATTTAGTTATTCAAATATAATTTCAATCCACGTAACTTGGTTTGCGTGGATTTTTTTGTTTTATACTTTATATAAAAAGTATGTGAATTATATTTAAAAAAAAGACATAATATGGAAATGGATGAAAATACTTTAAAGGCAGCGACCGAAGGTTTAACTTTACCACACGACGTTATTAAATTACCAACACAAGGTATTTTTTATAAGTCAAAAAAATCATCATTAAAAGTTGGTTATTTGACGGCTAGTGACGAAAACTATTTAATGAGTAATGATAATAAAGAAAATATTGTAATTTCATTATTAAGAAATAAAATATATGAACACGATTTAAGACCTGAAGAACTTATTGAAAGTGATGTTGAATCTGTTTTAATATTTTTACGAAATTCATCTTTCGGACCTGAATATAAACTTAATTTGGTTGACCCTAAAACAAATAAATTGTTTGAGCATACTGAGATTATTGATACTTTGGCTTTAAAAGAATGTGAATTAAAACCAGATGAAAATGGTACATTTAGTACTGTCTTACCAAAATCAAATGTTGAGGTTAAATTAAGACCGATAACTTTTTATGAATCAGTTGAGTTGGATAAGTTATCTGAAAAATATCCAAAAGGGGTTACTGCACCAATTATTACACATCGTTTAATGAAAGAGATTGTTTCTATTGAAGGAAACTCTGACCTTGGAAACATATCTCAATTTGTTACTACACTACCTATTATGGATTCAAAACATATTAGAAAAATATTAAGAGAAAATGTTCCTCAATTGGATTTAAAAAGACAAGTATACGCCCCGTCAGGAGAATTGGTTACATTTAATGTATCCTTTGGGGTGGACTTTTTTCGCCCTTTCTTCTGATTATGGAAAACATTTAATAGAGGAATATTATTTAATGTCAAAAATATTAAGGACACAATATTCCGAATTCCTGAAAATCCCTACTTACATACGAAAATATATCATAGATAGAATAATTGAAGATAATACACCAAAGACTTAAATTACGTCTTTGGTGTATTTATTTATAAAACATATTAATTATGGAAGATGAAGAATCAGTAGGCGGTATGGCTGAAGGATTGGCCGGTAAAAGTAAAAAAGTACAAGAAATTTTAGATAGTAATACCAAAATTGGGAGTATTATGAAAGAAGTTACTGCGGCGGAAGAATCTTATTCTAAACTCGCGAAACAAATGGGTGTCGGTCGTGAATCGGCTGAGGGGATAAAACGTGCGATGACTGATGCGTATTCTGAGGTTGCTAAGTTAGGTGGTAGTGCTGAGAGTATTGAAGAAATGCACAAAGGACTCATTGAAGCGACAGGTAGGAACATATTATTAGCGACTGATTATCAAGACGATTTATTCGCAGCTGCTGAAGTTGCAGGTCAAAGTACTTCAACTTTAACAAAGGCGTTTGTTGATGCGGGTTACAGTGTGTATAACATTGGTGAAGAAATGAATGGTGTTTTTAACACTGCTCGTGAGATGGGTGTGAGTTTATCAAAAGTTACCGAACAAGTTTTATCAAATATGGGAAAACTTGATGACTATAATTTCCAAGGTGGTGTTGAAGGTTTAGCAAAAATGGCGGCAACCACTGCGACTTTACGTGTTGATATGGGTACGATAATGGGTGTTGTTGAAAAAGCATTTGACCCTGAAGGTGCTATTAAAATGGCGTCAGCATTCCAAAGATTAGGAGTTACCCAAAGTGAATTGTTAGACCCACTTAAATTGATGAATATGTCAATGAATGACCCTGAACAATTTGCTAAGTCACTTGGTGAAATGGGTAAATCTTTGACTGAGTTAGACGCTAAAGGTAATGTTAGAATTGCACCTGGTAGTATTCGAAAAATGAGACAATTGGCTCAGGAAATGGGTATTTCAACAGGAGAGTTATCTAAAATGTCTAAAGCAGCGAAAGAGGCTGAGATTAAAATGCAGAAAATTCAATTCCCAAGTGATTTAGGAATTTCTGAAGAACAAAAACAATTATTAACTAATGTTTCACAACTAAAAGATGGTGAAGTGAAAATTAATGTTAATGGTCAAATGCAAGACTTAAATAAAGTTCTTCAGGATATTGGTGGTGATAAAAACAAATTAAATGAATTACTTGAAGCCAATACACCAAAGACTACTGAAGAGTTTTTAAGAGAGTCAAATACTTATGAAAAAGAACAACTTAATGCTTTAAACGCATTAAGAGGTAAAACAGGTAAAGCTATTGCTTCAAGTAGTACAACAGGTAAATTTTTAGAAGCTGAAAATCAATTAGTTTTGGGTGTTGCAAATACATTCGATAAGGCGTTAAATATATCGAGTATCAGAAAAGGATTTGATGATAATGTTGGTGGTATAAGTACAGCTTTAGCTAAATTAGCAACAGGTGAAGGTTCTATGACTGATGTTGCAAACGCATTTAAGGACGCTGCCACAAAAACTGGTGAAGGTCTTACTAAAGTATATGATGATGTTAAAAAATTTGGTACTGAAGAGACTGAAAAAATTATGGGTGGTAAAAATGAGTACGCTAAAGCGGTTGTTACCATTTTAGATAAATTTGTAGAGTACGCAGGTAAAGTTGAAAAAGTTGATGTTGATTTAATTGATAATAAAAAAAAAGAAACCATAAAAGAAATTTCCGAACCGACATTAACTAAAATAAATCCCACAACGTCAACTGATGTTTTAAAAGACGTTTCTATTGGTTCAGGTATTAGTCAACAACAGTTAGAGAAAATATTGGATGTTGAAAGTAAGACTAATAACATTAACGGTGAAATAACTCTTAAATTAGATGTTAATGCACCTCCAGGTATGGATGTTAAACAATTAGAAATTATGTTAAAAGACCCTAAAGTTCGTACTGCGGTTATAAATGCGATACACGCGGCTAAAACTAATGACGGTGCTAAAGGATATATGGGAAGAAAATAAAAAACATTCTATTTATAATATAAAAGAAATAAGTAATGCCGAATAGTACACTATCATTTGCTTCATCTTCATCATTTAGAGATGCGTTAATGGCTAAAAATTTAGCCACATACAGTGTGACAGGTGTGTATACACCACCTGCAGGTCCACTAAATTATGAAATTATTTTGAATCAATCAGCAGTGGTTGATTCCCCTAATGATTTAATTGCTAATGACCCATTCGCTGATAAATTATATACTTTAAATCAATTTGGGCCTGATGGTGGTTTTGATAAGACTATTGGTTTTAACGGACCATTGTTACCTATTATTCCAAATCAAGGACCTTACGCTCCACTTCAAAGTACTGTGTTAAGTAGTGGTGGTTTATATTTAAATATTTTACCAACATCACCATTAATACAAAACAAATTTATACCACTTACAGGGAATTATCAATATGTTATAAATGTTAATGACATACAAAATAATAATAAATTATTTTTACCATATGTTTTAGATAATACAGTAACACCAGCAACTTACATAGCGTCATTATATTCACCGTATGAAATATTAATATCTACTGACCCAACAGGTAGTGATGGTAAATTATCTAATGATTCTTACTTAGCCAGAATTGGTGCTAAACAATTAAACTTCTTATTTCAAGAAAGAGTTAATTTTGAAATTTATCAGAATACTGTTGGTGCGGTTAATTTACAATCATTATCAGACCCATTTGAGGCGAGTTTATTGGCTTCAGGTAAAGAACCTTTAATTTATCGTAATTGGAGAATTACAGTTCCTGAATCACCTGTGACAGCAGCCTTTGATTTTGCTACAAGATTGTCAGGTGCTTATTGGCCTGTTTCTTTTATACCTGGTGATTATTTTGATGAAAATACTAGTGGAGGTCTTCAAACTCAACAAACCTCAAACGCGTTAAATGTTATTAATCAATTAACGGGGGGGTTTTTAGGTCCGATATTAAATATTAAAAGAAATCCTTCACAAATATTTTTAGCAAACACAGGTAACGGTCAAAGGTCGGTATTGTTTAACAATATTGATTTAAATAGATATCAACCGGGTTATAAAAAAGACTTTGGTGGTATATTAGGTATTGCACAAGCGATAGTTAATTTAGCTGCGAGTCTAATTAATGATAATGGTACGTTATCGGGAGGTTACTATGTTGGTAGTGTTAATTCAGAACCTAGTACTATAACATCACCTTCAGATGCAATACCTGTCAATCCTTATGGGGAACAAGTTGAAAGTCCTGTTTATGGGCCTTCAGAGTTAGGTATATTGTTTGAAGGTAATCAAAATGATTTAAATTTTGGGTTTGCGGGTAAATCATTAACTGATGGGGGTGGTATTGATGGTGGTTTAGTTTGGGTTTCCCCAAAATACAAATCAAACGCAGGGTTCAAAGCGACACCGGGTGGTGGTTCAGGTTCTAAAGACGAACAATTCAATGAGATATCAAGTAACTTTCAAAAAGCCGAATCATCAGCGATTGATTTCAAGGAGAATTCAATATTAGACAATACTCAAAGATTAATTGATTCTGCGGATAACGTGTCAGGTGTCAACAGATTAAAACACGTTGGTAATGCGATGAATCAAGTGAGTAAAGTCTTTAATGATGGTTATAAAGAAATGACAAAAGGTTCAATGGTGTTGTCATATAAAGATAACACTGATGGTTCTCAACAAGGTATGGAGTATTGTCGCGTATTTACAAAAGACACTCCATATTACACTTACGCGGATTTACAAAAAACTGATGGTATAACAACATCGGGAAGACGTTTCACATATTCAGTATTAGATAATACATATAATCTTAATATTGCACCATTAAAAGGTGTTGATTCAACAAACATCATACCTGATGATGCTAGTGGTAAGGGAGGTCACGTTAAAAAATATATGTTCTCGATTGAGAACTTAGCTTGGAGAACATCAAGTAAACCTGGTTTAACTTATGATGATTTACCTGTTTGTGAAAGAGGGCCAAATGGGGGTAGAGTTATGTGGTTCCCACCGTATAGTTTACAATTTAATGACACTAGTCAGGCGGATTGGGGACAAGCGGTTTTCTTAGGTAGACCTGAACCAATTTATACGTATAAAAGTACAAGTAGAACGGGTTCGTTAAGTTGGAAAATAATTGTAGACCACCCGTCTGTTATGAATACAGTTGTTGAAAAACAATTAAAAGGTGCGTCTAAAGAACGAATTGAATCTATTATTGATTCATTTTTTGCTGGATGTGTTAAATACGATATCTATGAACTAGCTATTAAATTTAATACTTTAAGTGTTAGTGATTTGTATACCTATCAAGAAATTTTAAGTAATCCTCGATTAACAGATGTTGAAACAGTATCTCAAATAAATAAAGAAATACCAAAATTACCGTCTGATAACTCAGGAACTGCGGGGGCTGATGTTAGTACTAATAATCAACAATCTCAAACTGAACCCGATAGTTCAATTAAAGATTTTGAAAATAATTATTTGGATTTTGCGTTTTATTTTGAAAACGACATACCTGGTAAAAATCCGGATACGACAACATCTGAAGAATACGAGTCAATTTATAATACGTATGTTAGTTCGACAAATATTGAAAAATATAAAAAAAATGCTGAGAGTGTATTTAAATCAGATGATGTAAACATTCACGTTGGTGGGTTTTTTGATAGTGTAGTTAAAGGTAACTTTAATAAAATTGCTGGTGGTGATAAAAACTTTATTACTGATGCTTATGATATTTTATCAAAAGGATTGGGTACTATAAGTATTACGATGGAAGGTTCTGCGTCAGCTAAGGCATCACCTAGTTATAATAAAAAACTATCCGATAGACGTATTGATACAGTTAAAAAGTTTTTAAAAAGTAAAATTATTGGGACAAAAAGTTTAGGTGAATTTTTTGATAAGAACTTGATTACGATAGTTAATGAAACGGGTAAAGGTGAAGAAATTGTTATCCCTAAAACAAATGTTGAAACAGGTGCTAATGGTACTACAGGAACTACAACTGATTCGGGTACAGGAACTGATGTTAAGTGTACAGAGAATCAAGAACCAAGTAAGGCTGGTGTACCTAAGACTACTCAAAATAAAAATATAGCTGAAATAAACTCGACAACGGCAATGGCTTGTCGTAGGGTTAAAATTAAATCAATAACGGTAAAACCTAACGAAACAACAACCACAACAACAACTGCAAGACCGGTTGATGTTACTTCAACGGCAGGTAATACTCAAACAATTCCGGTGAAAAAACCTGAACAACAAGTTAATATTGTTAAAAAAATAAAAGAAGGTATATCTAAAAAAATATTAAGAAACTTATTAACTGAGTGTGATTACTTCCAAGTAATTAAAGAAAGTTCACCAATGATATATGATTCATTTAAAGAGAAGATTAAATACTTTAACCCAACATTTCACTCGATGACACCTGAAGGGTTAAATGCTCGTTTAACATTCTTAAATCAATGTGTTAGACCTGGTGAAACAATACCTGTTATTAGTGATAATACTGTTAAAAGTTTGGATGCGGTTAATACATCATTTGGGGCTCCTCCTGTATTAGTACTTAGAATTGGTGACTTCTATAATACGAAGATTATTCCTGATAGTGTCGCGTTCACGTATGACCCATTAGTGTTAGATATGAATCCCGAAGGTATTGGACTTCAACCAATGATTGCTAATGTTACACTTAGTTTTAAGATAATTGGGGGTATGGGTTTAAAAGAACCTGTTGACCAATTACAAAACGCGTTATCGTTTAATTATTATGCTAATACTGAAATATATGACGAAAGAGCTACTTGGACTGAAGATACCTCAGCGTTAGATAAAATGGTAGTTGATGCTATAGTTGCTAAACAACCACCTGTGAGTGTTAGTAATGATGCCGCACAACAACAAACAAATGATGCTGGACAAACTATTGGTGAAATCAAAACAACAACACCATTAACACCTAGTGGTGAGACAGGTGAAATGAGTTATATGAAAATTATGGATGTTTTATACGATAATAGTAAAACGTATTTTACAAACACTTATAATTCTATGGATGAGATTAGAGCTAAAACTAATTATGGTATGTTAAGTGTTGTGTGTAGTAAAAGAGATTTTATGAAAGGAACATTAAACTTAGGTGGGGTTGAATCAGGTAATGATGTGAAAATATTAGGTAAACCGGTTTATCAAGATAATATTGATAAATTATTTAGTAAAGTTATTGATGATATTAATAATGGTAGTAATCCAATATTAGTTGGGTTGGTAGATAAAGGGTTTACTGTTGGTAGTAGTGATACAACATTAAATATAATTAAAACAAATTTAGTAAAATACGTTAAAAGTCTAAAAGGACCAATGTCGAGTGATATAGGGACTATCGTTAATAATAAAATTGGATTACCACAACAAGATTTTGTTCAAACAATTAGAAAAGTGAGTTTTGTCAATTCAAAAACTGACGGTAAAATATTGGATAGTGGTGGTTTAAAAATCTACAACTTACTAAGTAGTCCTGGTTTTGATGAATTAGTTGCTGATTATACTATATTCAAAAAACAATTAAATGATTTCTATTCATTATTAACAAGTACGGATTATGATTATAAGATAATCCCTGATAAAGTTAAAGATGATTTCGCATACGTTAGTAAAGAAGATTTTAAAACAATTGAAAACAAACGATTCTATATCATAATGGGTCGAACATTTGAAGACAAAAATAAAGTAAAAGATTTTATTGACAAAATAATCACCCCAAATATTAAGGATGTGAAAAAACCTAAAAACTTATCTAGGGTATTTGAAAATATTGTTGATGATTTAGTTGATACATATAAAGATGAACTTAAAAATGAATTAAAAGCGTTTGAAAAGTTCAAGAAAAAAAGTACTTATGATAAATACATTAATGGTTTAGATGAGGTATTGTATAAAAAAGGTAAAGCAAGAATTGTAAAGTTTACAACTGAACCTAATCCAACTGAACAAGCAACTAAAGAAACAAATTTAACTTATTTGTATAAAGGTGACCCATCAAAAATAAATAATTTTGAAATTTTTGATGGTAAAATAAAATTTAATTGAAATGGGTGGTAAGTACTATAACAGATATAATAATTTTGTGATTAATGGACAACAAACGGTTGTCCCTTATGTTAATTTACCAAGTAAGAGTTCTGATAAAAGATATATATATCGAGTAGGTCAGTCAAGATTAGATAAAATATCACAACAATATTATGGTACTCCTTATTTTGGTTGGTTGATTTTAATTGCTAACCCTAAATATGGGGGACAAGAATGGTATATAAATGATGGTGCAATCTTGACAATTCCATTTCCTTTAATAGCTTCATTACAAGATTATAACAATCAATTAGAAAATCATTTCTTTTATTATGGTAGGTAAAACAGAAAATATATTAGTAGACTTCGACAGTAATAACATAGTAATTGTTGACCCGAATAGGGTTATTGATGATAATGGTGTTGTTAGAGATAGATATGTTAAACAAGAAGATTTAGTTATGTATGCTAATCTTACTTGTCAAGTATTCCCAAGAACTAAATTAGCATTAGGTGTTGCGATTAATGACGCGATACAAACAATTTCGATAGCGTCAATCAACTTTTTAAGTCCTGGTGGTGAAACATATCTTAATAATAGATATGTGGATGAAATTACAGGTAAAGGTAGTTTACAGGGTCAGGCTTTAAATCAGCCTAATAAAACTAAGGTAACTAACCCTAAAAACCCTGATGATGTTTATTACAGACAAAATGTCCGTTCAAATGGTGAAGATAAAGCGACTGACAATGGTTTGTTAGGTATTACCAAAATTGACATTAGACAAGGGTTAGATTTTATGCCGACATTTAATATTAGTCTTGAAGACGTTAAAGGACGTGCATTGTTTGAAGCTGGTAATAGTTCACCATATGCCGCCTTTTTTAATATGCCATACCCAATGTTTGAATTAACATTAAAAGGGTTTTATGGTAAAGGTGTTAGGTATAAATTAATGCTTAGGTCATTCAATGCTAGATATGATTATTCAAGTGGTAATTTTATAGTTGATTTAATTTTCCATACTTATCAATATGGTGTCATTTCTGAGGTATCTATGGGTTATTTATTGGCGACACCATATATGTATCAATCTAAATTTTCGGTTAATCCTAAAACAGGGACTCAAAGTAATTTGGTTCAAGTTACTAATCAAAATGCTTATAAGGGTTATGAAAAAATAAAAGAAATGTATGCGGAATATAAGACTAAAGGACTTATACCTGAAAATTTCCCTGAAATAACAATTGCTCAATTACGTTATAGTCTTGAGAATTTTGTTAAAAATGTTTTGGATAACTTTACTAAACAAAATTTAACCCCCTTAAATGATATTACAGAATACGAAAATATTTTAATAAATTTACGTAAAGAAATTTATATAACACAATCAGTTTCGTGGTTTGAAAAATATATGGATACTAAAAATTACTTAGTATTAAAAGAATCCAATTTTGGTAATGTAAAATCGTTATTTCCGGCATCGGCACAAAACGCTTTAAATCAGATACCTTTCGGTAGAGGTAAACAATACGACCCTAAAAAAATATATACATTTAAACCTGAAATTAAAACATTTGGTGAAAGGGAAAATGCCAAAACCGAATTAGATAAAATTGTAAAAACTGCGGTTAAAAAATTAAATGAAAATAGAACATTAGGTTCAAATGGGAAATACACCGTAAATAACAAAACAAAAGAATCTGCGATTAATATTAAAGATACGGATTTTAAGTTTAACGCTGAATTTACTAGTGATGATGTTGATTTGGAACAAACTTATTTTGTTACAAAAAATACTAAGATAGAACCAACTAATGAAGAATTAGTAAAGTTTAAGGCTGATTTAATAAATAAAGGTATTTTAAAAAATGAATTAACGACAACGTACACTTTAAAGGATGGTGAACGTGTTCCTGTTAATGAATATTATTATTATGAAGGAAAACTTAGTTTTACTGATAAGTTAGATGATATTGAAAATCAACTTAAAAAGAAAAAAAGAGAAATTGAAGAAGACCTAACAAATGCGTTGTACGACCAATTAAAAAGTACTAATAATGGTATTGGGTTTATTCCAACAATTAGAAATGTGTTAGCGGTTATTTTTGCAAGTGGTGAGGGGTTTATTAGGTTATTAGATGAAGTTCATAAGAAATCTTGGGATGTTAGAGATGAAAAAGTCAGGAAAAATGCTATTTTTAATAGTTCAGTTGCCAATGCCAATCCTGACGCGATAACATCAGGTGTTAATGAAAAAGTTCCTGTTTATCCTTGGCCAACATTTTTACAAGCAACTATGGGTGAAGATGGTCACGAAAAGTTCGAACCCAAATATCCTGGCGATAGTAAGATTATTCAATTAACTAAAGGTTATGATTATACAATGTGGCCTGAAGTTGAATTTGTTGAAGAGTTTATTAAAGGATTTACCGATAGAGGTAAAAGTGATGGTGTTAATAAATCGGTATCTAATGAGATTTTGGATGTTAAAAGAATAAGTTTAAACCCGATTGAATTCCCAATATCAAATCAAGTCTTTCAAAGTAAAGAAGAGGTAAAATATTTTTATGAAATATTCGAAAGATTGTTGTTCATCTCAACAACATCTCGACTTAATAGGATTTCATCAACGTCTGAAGTGATTGATATTGTAGCAAGTATTGTGGCTCAAAGTGAGGTTATTAACATTAAAGAAAGTTTATCAAATGATAATCCATTTTTAATTAAGACATTAAGTGATTATGCGTTTTCATCTAACAATTTTGTGAATGTGTTACGACACGTTTCAAATCAAGGTGTTGGTGTTAATTGGCAGAATTATATTAGAGGGATTTATAACACCCCATATATCAAAGAATTAAATAGTACTAATAAATTTTTATTTTTGGATGAATTAGTGATTCAAAATCCATTTGTTAGACCAACAGTTAGTTTAGATAATGAAGATGGGTTTATTGAGACTTTAACCGGAGATTCAAAAACTAACAATTTTGATTTGTTAGATGTTTATCCGTTTATGGATATTTCTTGGATTAAAAATCAATTACCTGGTGGGAAAAATGTTAGTAAAGCTATTGAGGTGTATAATACGACAAAAACAGTATCGTTTGATAAACAATTAAAAACATTAACTAATTTTAGTTTAAATAATAATATCATTCCAATTACTAACTTTGTTTATAAAGGTGATTTAACAATCCCAACACCTGAAGATTACTTAACTCAGTTAAAGATGTTCTATAATATGAGAACACCTGATAAACAATTAATAACTGAAGGTAATTTAAATTATGTTAATTATAGTGGTGGGGTATCAAATAACCAAACAATATCAATGTTAAACACCCCTTATTTTGTTAATGCAATTCAAGAAGGTATTGTTAAATTTAGAAACTTTGATAAAACTCCATTTGTTAGTGCCGCTTATTTGTTTTTGAATAGTTTACCAATCTCAACATTACGTGAAAAATACAAAATATATGATTCAGGTATTAATACAGAATTAGATTATATATTTGCAACACTTAAAAAATTTGGGGCTACACATAAATTACCATACCCACTTATTGTTAAGTTAGGTTCGATATGGCATCGTTATAAAAGATTTGTAAATAATGGTGTAGATATCTTACAGGACGCTTGGAAAAACTTTGATTATTTAACCAATTATGACCCGGTAACAAGTAATGCAGCTAAAAACTATACACTTACTGTTGATGGTGGTGTGATTGATATTATATTACAAAAAAACTCAACATTTGGGACTGACACGTCAACACTTATTAATACAGGTTTTTACCCTAAATTAATAAATGATATGAATGTGTTTTATCAAGGGTTTGAAGTTTTTTCGGCTTATACAAATACTGGAATACAAAGTGGTATTGATGATTTTAAAGTATCGTTAAAATATGTTCCTGAAACATTAATTAGAGGTGATAAAGGTTTTGATAAGGCAAATCCGAAAAGGGATTTAAAAGTTATCCCTTGGAGTGTGTATGTTGAAACTACCGATAGTCAATTTGTATACCCGCTTCCATCAATGGGAAGTATTATGAATCAGGCGTACAATGAATGTTTTAGTGGTAAAACTATGAATATTGAGTTAATGAGTAACACCTCATTATATAACGGTACTGTGAGAAATTTTTGGGCATTACCGACTTATGGTTATTTTGATAATAGTAAAGTTTTCAAAAATAACCCAAAAGAATATCTTAAAGAAATGAAAGTCGGAAAACCCGATACTTCAAATGAAAAAACGGTACAAGAAAATTTTGGTATTAAAGGAGATAGTTCCAAATACGCTGACATTAGTGAATTGTTTTCTGTTTTTGAAAAAGACATTTTGGATTTATTTGAAGAGAAATTTTTAAATTTTAGTAAATCAATGTATGACATTAATACCGAAGTTGATTATGGTTTAAATTTTCAAAAATTAATGGTTGAGATGATGAAGATACCAAAACCTACAGGTACAACATCAAATGATATTGTTAATGATGTTCAAACAAAACAATTAAATAATATTAATCAAAATTTAACTAAGTTTATTGAAACATCAATGTATGTTAAATATGGTAACCCTGGTAACTATGACAGAAAATTATTTTTAAGTTTTTCTAATTACCAAATAACTGACCCATATGAATGGACTAAATATCAATCAATAACGCCAAATGCTTTACCAACTAATAACCCAAATGAGTGGAAAGCGTTAGAAACTTATATTGGGTTTTCAGAGATTAATAAATTAAAATATTCAAACAACGGTTCTTATATAACGGATTTCTTTGTTGATATGAATGTTGCGTTTACTGTGGACAATATTAAAACATATTCCCCGATTATAAAAATATATGCTACTCAGAAATTACAAGATTATGTTGATAGTGCTATTATACCGTCAAATGAACCAAATGTTAATTCATACGCTATATTAACTGACGGTAATAAAATAGAATTATTACCTACGACTAATAATAGATTAACGCCTGTATTGTATGACCCAAATAAACAACTACTATATGCTGGACCTTCAAGAGTTATGTTTTTGTATAGTGAGGAAGAATTATTTGAAGATACAATTACTGATTATTATGGTCCATTTGGGTTACAAGACAACCCTATAGTGACAAAATATATAAGACCTAAAGGTTTAAAATTGGATGTACCATTTAAATCAAATTTTAACATGCAAAATTTTAAAGGGTTGGTTGATGAGTATATAGATACTTTAAGTAATTTTCAAGATAAAGCAATGAATAATTTAATGTTACGTTTACAAACTGCTTTACCGTCAATTACTCAGACACCCGAACAAATAACTAATTCTAAGATAACTGATACTATTGGTAAATTAGAACATTGGGAGTGTTTTAAATCGTTAAATGATAAATGGATTGCTGGTTATGAATTTAATAATAAAACATTGTTTGAAGATGTGTTATTATTAGACAGGGCATCAAGAAATATTGGTGATAAAATTTTAGTTGATATCTATAAGTTAAAAACTCGACTTGATAATCTATTTTCGAGTGAACCTACTATTGATATGTTATCATTTGTTGAATCAATTTTAATAGAAAACAATTTTGTTGTGATGAACTTACCGTCATACGTTAATTTTTATAACGTACAAGAAGTAGTTAAAAAACCAACACCAAAATTGGAGGGGACTTTAGAATTTGCTAATAATTTGTTTGGTACATTTTTAAATGTTGATGTTAGACAATCGTCAGCTAAAATGGTTTGTACTTATGCCGGTAAACCTAGTGAGTACTTAGCAATTAAAAATGTTGATTTTAAATTTAGGGACGATGCTTTTGATATTACTAAAGCGTCTGACAATCCGTTATTGGAAGACCAAAAAAATAAAGAAGATTGGGCAACATCAAATAGAGTTGTCGGGTTTAATGTTGATATCGGTCCTGAAAATCAATCAATATTTTTTAATTTTAGTGTTGGCCAAGAATCAGGAACTGCAACTGCGGAATCTCTTGAAGTTGAAAATATGATGGCGAATATGAGTTCAGGTAAAAATTCTGCAACACAAAGTATTTCATTATATAATATCTACAAAAACAGAAGTTATACTTGTACTGTGTCTATGATGGGTAACGCATTAATACAACCTACAATGTATTTTAATTTAAGATACGTCCCAATGTTTTACGGTCCTTATATGATAACCCAAGTAAATCACGTTATAAGTCCAGGTGTTTTTGAAACAACTATTGAAGGTATTAGACAACCAACAGCATCTGTGTTAAAGATTGATGATTTCATCCAAACATTAAAAACAAGTTTATTAAAGTCAGTTATTGAAACTCAAAAAGAATCAAGTCCATCGACAAACCTTGAGAATAGTACAGGTACTAATCAAAACATACAAACACAAACACAATCAACGTTATCTACTCAAAATAAAATTGAAGAATCGGATGCTTGTAAAGAAACATTGTATGAAGATTATAAAAAATACACACCTGTGGATAGTCCTACGGAAACATCAATAACTGTTAAAGATGTTCAAACTAAAGTGGTTTCAAGAATTCTTAATAAGAATATTACTGATGATAATAAATTAAAGTATGTGATATTTGCGTCTTTATATTTGTCATCATATTATGGGTCATCATTTAAAGCGTATGAAAATAATTTCACTAATCTTACATTAATTAGTAAATGGTCTAGTACACCAAGTACGAAATTTTTCTGTAAAACAATGAATTCTGTTTCACAACCATTTATGGTTTTTAAAAGTATTGATGAAAATATTGATTTTTTAATTGAAAGATATAAGGGTAGAATGGTGACGGTTAAAGACAATTCAAAGGAAGAAATTACTAAATTTATTATATTGAATGACTCTAATGACAAACCTGAAACGGTATATAGTCAGATGGATAAAACACAATTATTAAATATTCAAACTAAAGTTGAAGAGTCAATTAAATTGTTTAATCCGACATCAGGTAATGTTAGTTCACCACCACCAAAACTAAATCCGTTAGTTGATGTGTATAAGTATGCTCAAACAACACCACCATTATTTGAAAGTTTAACGATTACAGTCGACCCAAAAATTGATGGTCCAAGAGAAATTTTTAGTATTAACTTTGATTATGAAACTGACGCTAATTGTGCCGCGGGAAGAGGAACGGGACAACAGTTTAATACTAACTTAATCTCAAATAATAAACAACAGGTTATAATTGAGCTTCAAGACTTATTAGATGATTTGGATTGTTCTAACGTACCGTCAAAGGATTCAAAAGGAACTTATAAATTCAAAGTGTCGATTTATACAACCCCTCTTAAACCTGATGGGACAAAAGATAATGCAAGAGCTGATTTTTATAAAAGTTACCCAATAACTTTTACCTTATAATTTTTTCACAGTAAAAGATATTTATTAATAAACTAAAAGTTATGAATACAAAATTAATATTAGATAATTATTTGGGTAAGAATACCAAATATTCTGAAAAGGATGCCGGAAACGGATTTAAACAAGTATGTGATTTAGAAACAGGTGATTGTTATACAATTAGAATGAAAGACGGGCTTATTGAAAGAGTTGACAATACTATGGCAACTAACAGAAGAGTTCAAGTGGAAACACATAATGGAGTTAAACAATTATTAAACGGGTAAAAATGAGCGTAGATAAAAAAATATTAGAAGAGATTACACGATTTAATTCGATTAATAGATATATTAACGAACAAGAATTACCTCCACCACCTGTGGAAGACCCATTAGCGGCGGCACCACCTGCGGACCCATTAGCGGCAGGAGCACCACCTGCGGACCCATTAGCGGCAGGAGCACCACCAGCACCCGCAGCACCAACAGGTGATGTACCTCAACCTGTAGATATTGAAAATGACCCTGATGTTGAAAAAGTTGGTGACGATGAAAAAAGTGATAATAAAAAAGAATTAGACGTTACTGAATTAGTTAATAGTCAAAAGAATGTTGAGGAAAAACAAGAAGAGTACTTCCAACAATTATTTTCTCACTTAGAAAATTTGGAAAGTAAATTAGGTGAGATGGATAATATCGTTAATCAATTAAATAGTTTAGAGGCTAAAGTTGAAAAATATAGACAAAAATCACCTGAAGAAAAAATGGAACTTAGAACTTTAGATTCTGGACCATTTAATCAAAAATTATCTCAATATTTTGAAGATAAAGAAGAGGATTTTGAAAAATTAGGTAGAGATGAATATATCTTAACTAAAGATGATGTTGAAGATTTTTCACCTAAAGAAATACAAAAAACATTTAGTGATTTTACCGGTGACGGTGAAGAGGATAATGTTTTTAAAACAAAATACTAATCTATAAGTAAGAGAAAAAACTTGTTATAAAAAAACAAGTTTTTTTTCCCTTACGATTTGACAATACAATATGGCGGACTTATAATTAGATAAACAAATAAAATAAATTAAAATTTATGGCGACAAACAGTTTAGATGCGGTGTTAGCTCAGTACGAGAAAGCACAACAAACGGGTAACTTTACCCCAAAAATGTCTCAAGAAGAGAGAATGAAAAGATACTTTGCGGCTATCTTAGGTGATAATGAAAAACAAGGTCAAAAAAGACTTAGAATTCTCCCAACGACAGACGGTTCCTCACCTTTTAAAGAGGCAATGTTTCACGAAATGTTGATTGATGGTAAGTATATTAAATTATACGACCCAGCGATGGATAATGAACGTTCACCGTTAAATGAGGTGTATGAAGAATTATTAATTGAAGGTGATAAAAAATTGGCTTCAGAATATAAATCTCGTAAGTTCTACATCGTTAAAGTTATTGACCGTGATAACGAACAAGATGGTCCTAAATTCTGGCGTTTTAAACACAACTATAAAAATGAAGGGATTTTAGATAAAATCATTCCTATTTGGAGAAATAAGGGTGATGTTACTGATTCTGAAAAAGGTCGTGATTTAATCCTTGAATTGGCTAAAGCTAAAACTCCTAAAGGTAAAGAGTACACTGTTATTCAAACAATTATGTATGATGACCCAGCTCCTTTACACGAAGATGAGGAAACTAAAAAATCTTGGGCTAACGATGAGTTAACTTGGAGAGACGTTTACTCTAAAAAACCTGTTGAGTATCTTGAAGCAATCGCTCGTGGAGAAACTCCAAAATGGAATACTGAATTGGGTAAATACACTTACGGTGACTCAACTGAAAGTGAAGAATCATTTGGTGGTTCTAAAGCTAAAACTGAAGTTTATGCTGACCCACAAGTTAATGATGAAATCGACGAAGATTTACCATTCTAACCTAACCTATAGATAGGTAGTGATTTACAAAGTCACTACCTTTTTTTATCTTTTATTTAAAAACACAATATATGGCAGTAAAGAAAAAGGATTTCTCTTTAGATTCGATTAAAGGGAAGTTTTCAACGAAAACAAAGTATAAAGCTGATAGTTTTTATGATTGTGGTGAAGAGTTTGCCGACGCTTGTGGTCTACCTGGTCCAAGTAAAGGACATATCAATATGTTCTTAGGTCACTCTAACTCATCTAAAACTACCGCAATGATTTTGGCAGCGGCAAACGCACAAAAACAAGGTGACTTACCTGTTTTCATTATCACTGAAAGGAAATGGAATTGGGAACACGCAGTTGAATTAGGTCTTCAGGCTGAACAAAACTCAGAAGGTGAATGGGATGGTAACTTTATCTTCAACGATAGTTTTGATTACATTGAACAAGCAACAGATTTTATTAATCAAATATTGGACGCTCAAGATAAAGGTGAAATTCCTTACAACATTTTATTCTTATGGGATTCTGTTGGTTCAATACCTTGTAAAATGACATTTGACGGTAAAGGTGGTAAACAACATAACGCCGCGACTTTTGCTGATAAAATTGGTATGGGTATTTCTGCGAGAATATCTAAAACTAAAAAAGAGGATGTTCCATATTGGGCAAGTATGGTTGTAATTAATCAACCTTGGGTTGAATTACCTGACAACCCATTTGGTCAACCTGAGATTAAAGCAAAAGGTGGTGAGGCGATTTGGTTAGCATCTTCATTAGTGTTCTTATTTGGTAATCAAAAGAAAGCCGGTATCAATCATATTACCGCAACTAAAAACGGTAGAACAGTTGTTTATGCGACAAGAACAAAAATCTCAATATTGAAGAACCACGTAAATGGATTATCATATAAAGATGGTAAGATATTAGCGGTTCCTCAAGGTTATATCAAAGATGATAAATCTGCGATTGAGAAATACAAAAAAGAATTTTCCGATTATTGGAATAAGAAATTAGGTGGTGAGGGTGACTTTAAACTTAGTGAAGTATTTGTCCCAACAGAGGAAGAAGAATTCGAAGATTGATTGTAGAACCATTTAATGGTAAAAAATGACTAAAACCTTATTGGTTGATGGAAACAACCTAATTAAAATTGGTGTTCACGGGGTGAAAGATTTCTTTCACTCCGGAAAACACATAGGTGGTGTGTGGCACTTTATAAACACATTACGACGATTTATTGAAACAGAAGGTTTTGATAAAGTTGTTGTATTTTGGGATGGTGATGAGAATTCACTGTCACGAAAAATATTATACCCCCAATACAAAGCGAATCGAAAGACCCCTTTTGATTTAACCAAAGAAGATTCTATTACCGAACAAAAGGAACGTGTTAAACAATACTTGGAAGAGTTGTTTATAAGACAGGTGTTGGTTGATAATAACGAAGCTGATGATTTGATTGCTTACTATTGTCAAATCTCTCCTGATGAAGATAAAACGATATTCTCAGGTGACCGTGATTTAACCCAATTGATTTCGGATAAGGTAAGAGTTTATTTACCTGATTTAAAACAATATTACAAACTTGGTGATACTATTAAGTTTAAGGATATTGAAATTCCTCACTATAACGTTAAGACTTACAAGATAATAGCCGGTGATAAATCGGATAATATTGATGGTATCTATTACCTTGGGGATAAGACGTTAGCGAAATTATTCCCTGAGCTACTTGACCGAGAAATAAAATTCACCGATATTTTAGAAAAAGCCGAACTTTTACACAAAGAGGATAAAGACAATAAAGTTTTACAGAATCTTTTGACGGGTAAGACTAAGAGTGGTATATTTGGTGATGAGTTTTTTGTTATAAATGAGAAAATAGTTGATTTGTCAAACCCTTTAATAACTGAAGATGGGAAAAACGTAGTAAATGAATATTATTCAGAAACCTTAGACCCGGATGGTCGAGGTCACAGGAACGTAATTAAAATGATGATGGAAGATGGATTCTTCAAGTTCCTACCAAAAAATGATAATTCTTGGGTGAATTTTTTAACACCCTTTTTAAAATTAACAAGAAAAGAAAAACGAAAGTTTAAAAAGTAAAATTATGAAAGAGCAAAACGAATCAACAAAGTTAGAGTTTTTAATGATGGTTAACGATAACATCATTGTACAACGTTTTTTTAACGTGAAAGATTTTAACCCAAAAGCTAAAAGTTCGGTTGACTTATACGACTTAATTAAAGATTTTAAGCACGATTTAGAACGTCAATTAAAAATGAAAACAGTTACATATATGTTAGATAATATGTATGAGATAGTTAATAATCCTGCGGTTATGGATACATCATATACTGAAGGTCCTGAGTATTTTAACGTATTTATCAAACAAGGTGATGTGACAATTTGTCATAGACAAATCGACGCTAAAATCTATCCACCAAAAATAAGATATACCGTGGATGTAAGACCACACCTAAAAAACTTACTTTTATCATTAACTGACATTTTTTCATCAAAAAATTTATCTTTTGAATATGCTGAAGTTAGTTTAGAGGCGTAATATTTATCTAAAAATACAAAAAGATATATGAGTAAAAATAAAAATTTTGAGTACTTAGGAAGTGGTTTCCAAATACAGTTATTAAACCAAATTATCTTAGATAAAGACTTTTCTAGGTCAATTATCGACGTGATTGATGTGACTTATTTTGAAAACAAGTATTTCAAACTAATCATTCAGATGATTAAAGAATACTATGTAAAATACGAACACACACCAACGTTTGATACTTTGGAACAAATAACTAAGTCGGAATTACAACAAGAGACCGCTTCAAAAATAGTTATTGACACAATTGGTAAAATTAAAGAGGCACCAATAGAAGGTGCTGAGTTCGTTCAAGAAAAAGCAATGAAGTTTTGTAAACAACAAGAACTTCAAAAAGTAATGGGTAAAGCCCAAAAAATTATTGATGGTGGTGAGTTCGAAAACTACGACAAAGTAGAACAGTTAGTAAGAAGTGCACTACAAGTTGGGGAAAGAGAAGACGGTATGACTAACGTTTTCTCTAACTTAGACGACGTTTTAAACGAGGATTATAGACATCCGATACCAATGGGTATTTCAGGGATTGATAGACTCTTAAAAGGTGGGTTGGCTAAAGGTGAGATTGGTGTTGTATTGGCACCAACAGGGGTTGGTAAAACAACTCTAATGACTAAGATTACAAATCACGCATTTAACTTAGGTTATAACGTCCTACAAATATTTTTTGAAGATAATCCTAAGATTATTCAACGAAAACATATAGTTTTGTGGACTAAGGTTCATCCTGACGAATTAACTTTGAAGAAAGATGAGGTATTGAAACGTGTAACTGATATCAAAACATCAATGCAAAATCAATTAATCTTGAAAAAGTTACCGTCAGATACTATGACGATGTTACAAATCAAGAATCAGGTTAGAAAGATGATTGCTGATGGTGTTAAACTTGATATGATATCGTTAGATTACATTGACTGTGTATTACCTGATAGAAACTTAGGTGATGAATGGAAATCGGAAGGTTCTGTAATGAGAGCGTTTGAAGCAATGTGTCACGAGTTAAATTTAGTTGGATGGACAGCAACACAAGGTAATAGACAATCTATTTCTTCTGAAGTTGTAACAACTGACCAAATGGGGGGTTCTATTAAGAAAGCTCAAGTAGGTCACGTTATCATATCGGTGGCTAAGTCATTACAACAAAAAGAAATGAAATTAGCAACTATCGCAATTACTAAGTCACGTATTGGTGATGATGGTGTTGTGTTTGAAAACTGTAAGTTCGACAATGGTATGTTAGAAATTGATACTGAATCTTCAGTAACATTCTTAGGTCTTGAAGAACAAAACGACCAAAAACAACGTGATAAAGTTCGTGAGTTATTGGAAAGACGTAAAGAACGTGACGCACAGAAGAAAAAAGATGATGAAAATAAAAAAGATGAACAATAATATGGAAAATAAAGTAGAACCAATTTTAGAAACAAATCCTGATAGATTTGTAGTATTCCCTATCCAATATCACGATATTTGGGAATTTTATGCACAACACAAGGCGGCGTTTTGGACGGCAGAAGAATTTGATTTAAGTGATGATATCAGAGATTGGAGTAATTTATCAGATAATGAAAAATATTTCATTAAAAATATTTTAGCATTTTTTGCAGCATCTGATGGTATTGTTAATGAAAACATTGCTGAGAACTTCGCAAGGGAGGTACAGTTTCCGGAAGCTAAGTTTTTCTATGGATTCCAAGTTGCTATGGAGAATGAACATTCTTTAACTTATTCTTTATTAATTGATACTTATATCACAGACTCAAAAGAAAAGGATGATTGTTTCCACGCGATTGACAGACTACCGGCAGTTCAGAAAAAAGCTAAATGGGCTTTAGATTGGATTGAAAACGCATCGTTTCAAGAACGATTGATAGCGTTTGTTGCTGTTGAAGGAATCTTTTTTTCAGGTTCGTTCTGTTCAATATTTTGGTTAAAATCGAGAGGAATTATGCAAGGATTATGTGACGCTAACTCATTAATTTTTAAAGATGAGAATCTTCATTGTGATTTCGCAATTCACTTGTTAAATAACCATATTGTTAACAAACCAAGTGAGAAAAGAATTAAAGAAATATTACTTTCAGCTTTAGAGATTGAAAAGGAGTTTATAACTGAATCACTACCAGTATCATTAATTGGGATGAATTCTAATTTAATGAAACAATATTTAGAGTTCGTTGTTGATGGTTTATTATATAAGTTAGGTTGTAGTAAAGAATTTAATGTAGAACAACCTTTCAAGTTTATGGAACAGATTGCGGTTGAAACTAAAGGTAATTTCTTTGAAAATAGAACACTTGAATATCAAAAGGCGAAATTGAATGAAACAATTTCTTTTACTGATGAGTTTTAATAAAATATTATAATCATTATGATGTCATTAAAAATTAAAAAAAGAAACGGGGAGAAACAATCATTTAATCCTCAAAAAATTTACAACAGAGTTAAAAGAGCAGCTAAAGGTCTTAATGTTAACTTTGATGAGATTTTTATTAAAGTGACAACTTCTCTACCAACTGAGGGTTACATCACAACAAAAGAATTAGATAAATTGGTGTATGAGATTGCGTCCTCATACACTGGTAGTCATCACGATTATTCACGATTGGCGTCTTCAGTTGCTATCTCATCATATCACAAAGATACGGTTGATAGTTTTAGTGAAACTATGCACACATTACACACTGAAGGTGTTGTTCACGATAATCTAATGAGTATTATCGAGAAATATGGACCAAGTAAGATTGATTCAATTATTAATCACGAGAATGATTATAACTTTGACTTTTTTGCGTGGAAAGCATTACAAGAAATGTATTTGTTGAAATTACCGAATGGTAAGGTTGTTGAAAGACCACAACATATGTATATGAGAATTGCGTTGTGGGTAACTGATAGTTACGAAGAGGCGGTTGATTATTATAAGTCATTGTCAGAACAAAGAATTTCTAAGGCAACCCCAATTATGATTAACTCAGGGACATTAATCCCTCAGTTAGCGTCTTGTGTATTACATTATAATAATTCAGATTCAAGACAAGGTTTGTTGGGTACATTGAATGATATTTCTACTTACTCATCGGACGCTGCGGGTATTGGATTATGTATGTCAAACCAAAGAAGTAAAGAAAGTCGTATTACTACATCAGGTGGTTTTGCGGGTGGATTATTAAAGTATCTTAAAATTGTTAACGAATCATTAAGATTCTTTAATCAACAAGGTAGAAGACCTGGTAGTGCAGCTATCTACATCGAACCTTGGCATAAAGATATCTTTGATTTATTGGATATTAAAAAGAATACAGGTAAAGATGAATTGAGAGCTAGAGACTTGTTTACGGCATTGTGGATTCCTGATAACTTTATGAAAGCGGTTAGAAATAATTCTGATTGGTATTTGTTCTGTCCTAATGATATTAAGAAGGCGGGATTAAAACCTTTACAAGAGTCTTACGGTTCTGAGTATGAAGAAACTTATGTGAAAGCGGTTGAGTTAGGTCTTGGTAAAAAAGTCACAAGTTGAAACAGGTGTTCCTTACTTATGTTCTAAAGATAATGCTAATAGAAAAACTAACCACCAAAACATTGGGGTTATACATCAATCTAACTTATGTGCGGAGATTTTCCAATATACTGATGAAGAAACTACGGCTATTTGTACGTTATCATCAATGGTATTGAAAAACTTTATCGTTGAAGGTAAATTTGATTTTAAACTATTGTTTGATGAGGTAAGAAAGGTTACAAGAACTTTAAACAAAGTAATTAACATTAATAGTTACTCAACTGAGAAGGGTAGAAAAGGTGGTTTAGAACAAAGAGCTATTGCTATTGGAGTTCAAGGATTGGCTGACGTATTTTATTTATTAGATTACGTATTCACATCTGAGGAGGCGAGAAAATTAAACAAACAAATTTTCGAAACTATCTACTTTGCCGCAATCACTGAGAGTAATCAATTATGTATTGAAGAAAAATACTCACCTTATGAATACTTCAAAGGTTCGCCAATGTCAAAAGGAGAATTCCAATTTGATATGTGGGGAATGACTGAGGATGATTTATCAGGAATGTGGGATTGGACTTCATTAAAAGAAAGGGTAATGAAATATGGTGTATGTAATTCATTATTCACGGCTCAAATGCCTGTTGCGTCTTCAGCAAAAATTACAGGTTCATTTGAAATGACAGAACCCGCTCATTCGGCGTTGTTTAACAGACGAGTTGTAGGTGGTGAGATTTTGATAGTAAATAAATACTTAATACAAGATTTTGAAAAATTAGGGATTTGGTCTGAGGATTTGAAAAATGATATCATACTAAATGAAGGTTCAATTCAGAACGTTAATTTCAATCATTATCTTGATGTTGAGGACAAAAATTACAACAAGAAAGTTAAACGAATAGAACACTTAATGTCTAAATATAAAACGATTTGGGAGATTTCACAAAGAGAATTGATTGATATGGCAGCTGACAGAGCTCCTTATATTGACCAATCTCAATCAATGAACATCTATATGAGTAACCCAACGTTGTCAAAAATTACCTCATCTCACTTTCACGGTTGGGAGAGAGGATTAAAAACATTAAGTTACTATATCCGAACTAAAGCGATTTCGACGGGGGCTAAACACTTAGCGGTGGATATCTCGAAAAGAGAAAAACCTGTAAAAGAAAAACCAACAGTTGATGTGATACCACAAAAACCTCAAGATTCAGAATTTGAATGTTTTGGGTGTTCATCTTAAAAAAACCGTAAATCATAAAAACTCTCGGCAATGTCGAGAGTTTTTTATTTTAGAACGTTATACAAAAAATTCATAACGACATTATATTTATGTTATATGGCAGAAGGATTAACATATGGTATTAATTTTCCCTTTAGGGATTCGTATGATGGTAAATATCTTGATTTATCAAACACGAATAGGGAAGAAATACGTTCAAATCTAATTCATTTATTACTAACGAGAAAAGGTACTAGATATTATTTACCTGATTTTGGGACAAGATTATATGAGTATTTATTTGAACCATTAGATGGACCAACTTTTTCACAAATAGAATCTGAAATTAGGGATTCTGTTAAAGAATATATTCCCGGTATTACAATTACTAAATTAGAGGTAACACCAGCGTCAGAGGGTGAGGAAGATAAAGGAACGTTTGTTAATGGTAATGATGAACGAGTTTTTAGAGTGCCAGGTATCGGGACAAAAGAACACACTGCAAAAATTAAAATTGATTACTTGTTAAACGATGACGCGTTCAACTCAAGTGATTTTGTTATTATAAATTTATAATATGGCTAATAAAAAGATTTCGTATACTACAAGAGATTTTCAGTCAATAAGAACTGAGTTAATTAATTTTACAAGAACGTATTATCCTGATTTAATTGAGAACGTTAATGACGCGGCGATTTTCTCGGTGTTCTTAGATTTGAACGCGGCAGTTACTGATAACTTACACTTCAATATTGATAGAAGTATTCAAGAAACGGTTTTACAATTTGCACAACAAAGGTCTTCAATATATAATATCGCAAGAACTTATGGTTTAAAAATACCGGGTCAAAGACCCTCAGTTGCGTTGGTGGATTTATCAATTACAGTGCCGGCTTACGGAGATAAAGAAGATTTAAGATACTGTGGTATATTAAGACGAGGTTCTCAGGTGAATGGTGCTGGACAAGCTTTTGAAACTGTGTATGATATTGATTTTGCATCACCAATTAGTGGTGATGGTTTTCCTAATCGTTTAAAAATACCTAATTTCGACTCTAATAATAAGTTAATAAATTATACGATTGTTAAAAGAGAGACGGTAGTTAATGGAGTTACAAAAGTATATAAAAAAGTTATAACACCTAATGATGTTAAACCTTTCTATGAAGTGTTTTTACCTGACAAAAATGTTTTGGGGGTCACAAGTGTTTTATTAAAAGACGGAACACAATATGGTAATGTCCCTTCAAACCAAGAGTTTTTGGGGCTTGATAATAGATGGTATGAGGTTAAAGCGTTGGCGGAAGACAGAGTATTCGTTGAAGACCCAACTAAAGTGTCTGATAGTCCTGGTATTAAAGTTGGTAAATATTTGTCGGTAAATGATAAATTTATAACTGAATTCACACCTGAAGGTTATTTTAAAATGACATTTGGAGGTGGTAATCAATCTGCTGATGAACAATTAAGAGAGTTTGCTAGAAACGGATATAATCTAAATTTATACAAATATTCAAATAACTTTGCGTTAGGTAGTACATTAAAATCAAATACAACACTATTCGTTCAGTATAGAGTTGGTGGAGGTCAAGTTAGTAATTTGGGTGTTAATGTTATTACACAAATTGGGACTGTATCATTTTTCGTTAACGGACCATCTGAGTCAGTAAACACGAATGTTGTTAACTCATTGTCTTGTAATAACGTAACTGCGGCTATTGGTGGAGCTGATTATCCAACAATTGAAGAGGTTAGAAACTTAGTGGCGTTTAACTTCTCAGCTCAAAACAGGGCAGTTACGGTTAACGATTATGATTCTTTAATTAGAACAATGCCATCACAATTTGGTGCTCCTGCTAAAGTTGCGATTACGGAAGAAAACAACAAAGTTGTTATTAAAATGTTATCATATGATGAGAATGGTAAGTTAACTGAAATTGTTTCTGACACATTAAAAAATAATGTGGCTAATTACTTATCTAACTATCGAATGATGAATGATTATATTTCGGTTCAGGTGGCTAATGTTATTGATTTGTCTTTTACTATTGATGTTGTTTTGGAGAGTAGTCAAAACCAAGGTTCATTAATTACTCAAGTAATTAATATAGTATCTGATTATTTTGAACCAGGTAATAGACAAATGGGTGAAAATGTTAATGTCTCTGAAATTAGACGATTAATTCAAGCAACTAACGGTGTTGTTAGTGTTGCTGGTATATCAGTATTTAATAAAGTTGGTGGTCAATACTCATCATCTCAAACATCACAAAGATATCTTGATAAAGACACTAGAGAAATTGAATTAATTGATGAAACTATATTTGCAGAACCAAGTCAAACGTACCAAATTAGATATCCAAATAACGATATTAATATTCGAGTTAAGAATCTATCAGTAACTAATTTTAGTTGATGATTTATTTTGAAAATTTATCAATTATCTTTTAAAAATAGTATATAAACTATTTATTTTAAAAGAAAATAATGTCAAATTCATACAGAATAAGAACAACGGTTGGTGTCGATAAATCAATTAGAGTTAAGTTAGACCAAGATTTCGAATCACTTGAAGTATTATCTATAAAGGTCCTTCAAAGTGATGTGTATAACAGGAGATGCTCAGATTATGGTGTCATAATTGGTAGAGTAAGTATTAATAATGGGTTTGGTGTTCCAAACGCTAAAGTTTCAGTGTTCGTCCCATTATCAGATGATGACGAAATTAATAATCCGATAATTGCGGATTTGTATCCTTATAAAAATTTAACAAAGTTAAATGGTGATGGATTCCTTTATAATTTATTACCAACAGAACCATCATACAGTAATCACGTACCAACAGGGTCTTTTTTTACACGACAAGATGTTCTAACTAATCCAACTAAAATAGAAATTTACGACAAATATTATAAGTATAATTCAGTTACAAATGAAAGTGGTGATTATATGATATTGGGAGTACCTCTTGGGGTCCAAACAGTTGTTGTTAATATTGACTTATCAGATATTGGTGAGTTTTCATTGTCACCTCAAGATATGATACGAATGGGTGTTGCAACACCACAACAAGTTGATGGTACTAAATTTAAATCATCGAGCAATTTAAATGAATTACCTCAAATTATTACTATTAATAGGAATATTGCGGTTGAACCATTTTGGGGTGATGAAAATGTTTGTGAGGTGGGTATTACAAGAACCGATTTTGATTTGTCAGCTGAAAAAAATATAACAATACGACCAACGGCTATTTTTATGGGGTCGTTAATATCAACAGACGAAGACCTTGCATTAAAAAGAAATTGTAAACCAACGTTAAAATCCGGTAGTTTATGTAGTTTAATTACAGGGCCTGGTCAAATACAGGCGATTAGACAAACTATAAAAATGGATTCGAAAGGAAGACCTTCGTTAGAGGTAGCTGAATTGGAAGAGGGTGGTCAAGTAATTGATGATAATGGTACTTGGATGTTTGACGTACCAATGAATTTGGATTATGTCGTAACTAATGAGTTTGGTGAACAAGTTATTTCTAATGACCCTAAAAAAGGTATACCGACTAAAGGTAAATATAGATTTAAGGTGATGTGGAATCAATCAACAGATTTAGGTGCAAGAGTTAAACGAGCAAATTATTTAGTTCCAAATATTAAAGAGTATGGATGGACAACATCATCCGGTATTGACCCGTTAACGGGTAAAATGACGGGTAGTAGGGCTAATTTTGGTAGGTTTGACAACCCTTGTGATTATGGTAGTACAGTTCCAACAACAGATAATGGTCGTGCAGCTAAAGCATCATATGCGTTTAGTTTAGATTGGGATGATTATGGTGAAAAATCTAATAATGGTACTGTAACTACATTAGGTGATGAAATGATATTAGAAGCTATCAATTGTCAAGATAGATTCTATGAAATGAGATATAATAAAGTATATACAATATCTCAATTAATTAGTGAATATCGTAAAGGTGATTCGAATAACAGAATTATTGCGATTAAAAACATTCTTGACGATACTTGTGAATCGACAAATAATAAGTTTCCGTCAAATGATGCGATGTTTAGGATTGATATTATTTACATTCTATTCCAAATATTAATGATTATTGCTTATGTTATTTTATTTCTTGTTATTTTTGTATATCATTTATATCTTTGGGTTTTATGTAATATTATTCTACCAATTGTAAGTGCATTAAAGTCTTTTTGGTGTTGGTTAAAAGATAGGGGGTTTTCTATTACTGCGATAAGTTGGTATCCATTTAAACGTTTTGCGGGAGATAAGTGTAATAATTTTACGGATAGAGAGAAATCAATTGAAGGGAAATGTAAAGATACCTATTTACCATTACCTAATATGACTTTTCCTGATTGTGAATTATGTGTTTGTGACCCAGCGGCACCTAAAACAGTACCACCTGACCCTAATGACCCTGTTGAAGAAGGTAACTCACCTAATGCTGACCTTGTAATAGACGGGGCGTTTTCAAAAAGACCTTATCCTATCCCTGATACTCCAGGTGCCTTTACACCATATGCAAGTAATGATGTTTATTTTATAACAGGTTTACCGACTAATGGTAAAGACAATGACAAAGGTGTAGCACCAAGTATGGGTATTTTTAATTATGGTAATGACCAAAAAATATTACAATCAACAGATTTACCTTGGCATGAACGATTCAATTTGTTTAATGTTAAAGCTAAATATTTTAATCAAACTTCGGATAATCCTGGTGGTGGTGTGAATCAAATTGGTGTTAGATTTAATGCTGATATGAATGGTGGTCCTTTAACTGTTAGTAATAATCAATTTAATGGGTCATACCATTTAGATAATGTCATTGCGGTATTAGTTGATTCTACTGAAAGTTCAAATTTCCCAATTGGGGGTATGT